TTAAGAATGAAATCACCGTTTCCTTTGGAAAGGACGAAGATAACAAGGCGACAACATATGTTAACCTTGCGAGGGGTCAAGGGTATCAACCGACACAAAAGTTGAAGGTTGAGCCTATGACCCTGAAAGCACTCGTCCGTGAGCGTATCGAAAAAGATATCGAAATGCCCAAGGATATTTTTAACGTGTTCGTAGGAAACCGAACCAAAATAACAAGGAAGCAATAAACATGAACAAAGAAACACAAGTTGCGAAACGCGAAAGTGCAGGCGCACTGGCTACAAATTTTGAAGCCGATGCGGATCAAGGTACTCAGAATATGGGGCAAGAAGATCTTGCATTACCTTTTCTGAAAGTCTTAGGAAATGCCTCTCCTGAAATTAATCCAAAACATGCAAAATATGTTAAAGGTGCAGAAGCCGGCATGATTTTAAATTCAGTGTCTAACGAGTTCTACTCAGCTGCAAATGGGGCAGAAGGCATTAATGTATTGCCGGTCTTTTACGAAAGATTGTACATTGAATGGCAAGATAGAGATAAAAGTGGGGGTGCACCTGTCAAGGTTTATAAAGCGGGGGAAACAGTTCCTCCAACCACACGGGATGGGGGCTTCAAAGATCGTCTCCCTAACGGTAATTATCTTGAAAACACAGTGAACCATTATGTAATTGTACTTGGAAATAATCCGTCAAGTGCATTGATTTCTATGAAAGCTACTCAATTAAAAGTTAGCCGAAAATGGAACTCAATGATGATGGGAACTAAGTTACAAGGTAAAAATGGCATGTTCACTCCGCCTACATATAGCCACATTTATAATCTAAAAACAGTCCGAATGTCGAATAATAAAGGACAATGGTTTGGATGGGATGTAGTTAAAGTAGGTCCTATTAAAGATAAAGCAGTTTATGAAGCCGCAAAAACTTTTGCTGGAAGAGTTAGCAAAGGGCAAGTAGTGGCGAAACATGGGACTGAGACATCTACCGATAAAGAGTTACCATTTTAACAATTTCCTTTGTGAAGGAATAAGGGGCGGTAGCGGGAGACTTAAACCGCCCCGCAAACATTATGGTAGATAAATTTATACAGATATTTAAAGGATTAGAACGCGCCCACGGTGTCACTTATATAGACAAGAAAAGTGTCGATGGACAAAAAATAAAAGGCAAATCTTTTATTAAACGCGAACCCGTAACTCGCTCACTGTGGAAAAATCATTTAAGTGGAATTGAACCAAGTCTAGGAATCATTCCTATTAATGAAAACAACAAATGTCGATGGGGTTGCATTGATATTGATAGTTATGCAGGATTCAACCATCAAAAATTACTCAATAAGATTAAATTATTAAATCTTCCAGTCATTATTTGTAGATCTAAAAGTGGAGGGGCTCATGGATTCTTATTCACCACAGTAGATGTAGATGCCATTGTGCTGCGAAATAAACTTTTATCTATTAGTGCAATTTTAGGATATGGGGGTTCGGAAATTTTTCCCAAACAAATTAAATTAAAATCAGAAGAGGATACAGGAAATTTTCTTAATTTGCCATATTTTAATAATGAAACAACTACAAGATATGCCTTTGATTTAGATGGCACAGCACGTACACTAAATGGTTTTTTTGAAGCCTACGAAAGAAATAAACTTACTCCTGCCCAATTAGAACAACTTACTATTCAAAGACCTGATTCTGAATTTAAGGACGGTCCTCCTTGCATAGAATCGTTAACTCAAACTAAATTAAAAGATGGTAGAGACAGGGTTCTTTATCAATACATTCAATATGCTAAAAGAAAATGGCCAGAGGATTGGGCTGACAGAATAAATCATTTCAATTACACTCATTTCGAAGTCCCTTTAACAGACAAAATTATTCAAGATAAAATAAGATCTAATAAAAAAGAATTTTTTTATAAATGTAATGAAGAACCCATGTGTAATCATTGTGATAAAGCTCTATGCAAAACACGTACTTATGGCATAGGGGGAGATACTGTTTTTCCTATGTTAAGTGACCTTCAAAAAATTTTGTTAGATACTCCTTATTATTATGTAAATGTAGATGGACAACGAGTGAAGTTAGAAAATGCTACAGTTCTTTACGATCAACGATTATTTCAAATAGCAGCTCTAGAACAAATTGATTTAATATTACCTACTGTTAAAAAAACAGATTGGAAAAAACTTATTCAAAAATTGTTAGATGGCCTGGAAGAAATAGATCCACCAGCGGGGTCTTCAAAAATAGACCAACTTCAAGATCATTTAGAAGAATTTTGTACAAACAGAAGTTCGACTACTACTACCAAAGAAGATATTACTCGAGGAAATGTTTATCAATCCAACAAAAAATATTATTTTGTTTTTAGTAGATTTTTTCATGGATATTTACAAAAAAGAAAATGGGATGAAAAATCTCAAGTCACACAACGAATGTTACAAGAATATTTTAAATGTGAAGAGGAAAGAATGACGATAGGAAAAAAGAAAATATCCGTAATTGTTGCAAGTTCATTAGAGAGAATAGAAGTTCCTTATAAATCCAAAGAACTTAAACCCAAGGATCCTTATTAATGAGTGAAATGAGTAGCGATTTAGTTTTACTAGTTGTTCTTACTGCTGCATGGATACTTATAACATTATGAAAACAATAGTCTTAGGACCACCCGGAACAGGTAAAACCACAACGATGCTTAATAAAGTTGATGAGCATTTAAAGGAAACCGATCCAAATAAAATTGGTTATTTTGCCTTTACCACAAAAGCTGCCTATGAAGCTCGAGACAGAGCAATGGAAAAATTTAATCTAAGCGAAGATGATCTTCCTTATTTTAGAACTCTTCATTCATTCGCTTTTAGACGATTAGGAATTAGAAAAGAAAATGTTATGCAACCCCACCATTATCAAGACTTAGGAAAAAAGATAGATTTTCCTGTCGATTATTTAGAATACGATGATGAAGAAGGTGGCATCTTTACGACTAAGAGTGATTACCTACGCATCCTTCAATTAGCCAAACTTAGAAATATTAGTTTTGAAAAACAATATGATTTACAAGAACATACTCAGGATGTTGAATTTGATAAGCTCAGAATATTAGCGCATGAATTAGATCGTTACAAAAAAGAATACAGTCTTGTAGATTTCAATGACATGATTTTAAAATTCATCAAGTCCGATGCTTCTCCTAATTTTGATGTCGTTTTTATTGACGAAGCTCAGGATTTATCCTTAATGCAATGGGATATGGCCAAAAGTATCTGGAATAAATCTGGAGATTCTTATATTGCTGGTGATGATGATCAAGCTATCTTTCGATGGGCCGGTGCCGATGTAGATAGTTTTATTGCTCAAAAAGGAAAATTTTTAAATTTAACAGAGTCTTTCAGAGTTCCTCGCAAGGTTCATGATCTTGCATTAAATCTTATAGGACGAGTTTCAAATCGATTAGTAAAAAATTGGAGTCCACGCTTGGCAGAAGGATCTTTAACACGTTATTCAGATTTTGATCATATTGATATGAGCCAAGGACAATGGTTAGTTCTAGCCCGTACTAAATTTATGTTAAATGATTTAGAAGAAGTACTTTATCGCAAAGGATTATTCTACAGAAATAAATTCAAACGTTCTTACGAGCAAGATTTATACGATGCTATCACGGATTGGGAAAAATTACGTCAAGGAGCATCTCTTGAATATGATAAAATAGAAAAAATTTTTAGTTTTATAAGTCCAAGAAATTTACAAAAAGAAAAAATATTAGGAATGGTAAAGGATAGTTTTTATAATATTACTCAGTTAAAAAAAGATTTTGGTTTAATGACACAAGCAATTTGGTATGAAGCTTTAGATGATGCTTCCTCTCGAAAAGTTGAATATATTAGAAAAATGAGAAGTAATAATGAACAATTAAATAAAAAACCACGTATTTTATTATCAACGATACACGGTGCCAAGGGAGGCGAAGAACAAAATGTGGTTTTACTGAGTGATTTAAGTTTAAATACACAAAAAGCATACGAAAGAAATCCTGATGATGAGAATCGATTGTTTTATGTAGGTGCAACCCGAACCAAAGAGCACTTACATATTGTTGAACCTAAAAATTTTTACAAAAGTTATCCCATATGACGCCCCATACACTTACTAGTGAAGTTGTTTTATTGTCAATGATAACATTTTATTTTGGAATTAAACTTTATTTTATATTTACATGAGCGCATACAAAAAACAAATAGGAGGTGCCCATTATCTTAAAATGAAAATTCAACCTAGTGAGTTTGCCAACAAAAATAATTTGCCTTTTGCAGAAGGAAATGCTATTAAATATATCTGCAGGCATAAGGATAAAGGAGGAAAGGAAGACTTAAAGAAAGCCAAACATTATATTGATATGATTATAGAAAGAGATTACAGCAATTCTTAAATAATGACTATTCCTTTATTTAAACCTCAGACCGAATGGTTACCTCCCACAGATTTTCCGGATCTATCTTCTTATGAAGAAATTTCCATAGACTTAGAAACAAAAGATCCTCAGTTAAAAAGTATGGGATCAGGCGCTATTACTGGTCAAGGGGATGTTACTGGAATTGCGGTCGCTGTTAAAAATTGGTCGGGTTATTATCCAATTGCCCATGAAGGAGGAGGCAACATGGACCGTAAAAAAGTTTTAAAATGGTTCCAAGACGTTCTCAATACTCCGGCGATCAAAATTTTTCACAATGCCATGTACGATGTCTGTTGGATCAGGCATTTAGGATTAAAGATTCATGGACGTATTGTCGATACAATGATTGCCTGCGCATTGGTTGATGAAAATCAATATCGTTACGATTTAAATAATTGTGCCAAACGTTATACTGGAAAAGGAAAAGATGAATCAGCTTTATATGAAGCTGCAAAAAGTTGGGGTGTAGATCCAAAACAAGAAATGTATAAATTACCGGCCATGTACGTTGGAGCCTACGCCGAAAAGGATGCTGAAATTACTTTAGAGCTTTGGCAAGAACTTAAAAAAGAAATAGAGATTCAAGATATTGGTTCAATCTTTCAACTCGAAGTGGACCTTTTTCCCTGTCTCGTGGAAATGAGATTTCTAGGGGTACGTGTAAATCAAGAACAAGCTATCAACGAAAAGAAAACGTTAGTAGAACAAGAACAAAAATTACTCAGAGCGATTCGACATGAAACAGACATAGAGGTACAGATCTGGGCTGCACGATCGATTGCCAAAATTTTTGACAAATTAAAATTACCTTATGATCGAACCATTAAGACACAAGCTCCTTCCTTTACTAAAAATTTTTTAGCTCATCATCCTCACCCTCTTGTCAACAAAATTGCTCAAGCCCGAGAAATTAATAAAGCTCATACTACTTTCATCGATACGATCCTTAAACATAGCCACAAAGGTAGAATTCATGCGGAAATTAATCAGCTTCGTGGAGACAATGGAGGGACTGTGACAGGAAGATTCAGTTACTCTAATCCAAATCTCCAGCAGATTCCTGCACGGAACAAGGATCTTGGCCCACGGATCAGGAGCCTCTTCATCCCAGAAGAAGGTCATGACTGGGGCTGTTTTGACTATAATCAACAAGAGCCACGCCTCGTGGTGCATTATGCAACTTTACAAAATTTATATGGATCAAGTGACGTTACAGAAGCATATAAAAAAGGAAACGCAGATTTTCATACCATTGTATCCGATCTGGCTAGCATTCCCAGACTTCAAGCCAAGACTATTAATTTAGGATTATTTTATGGAATGGGAAAAAATAAATTACAAGCTGAACTCGGTGTGAGTAAGGATAAGGCTGAGGAATTATTTAGACTTTATCACGGACGAGTACCTTTCGTTAAAGCTTTAATGG